TGGATCAGCTTGAGGCCATGGCTCAATGCCTGGGCCTCATGGCAGTAGGATAGACTATACCCCAGGCCAGGCCCCTGGGCACTCTCACCCAGGGCCTGGCCAGCTTGCACTCTTTGGGGCTTTGTGGTACAATGGCACACAATCAATCAAGTGAGAGGGGGTGGCAAGATGAGCAGTGTGAGAGTGAGTGTGAGGCTGCCAGAGCATGTGGTGGCCTATCTTGACAGAGAGGCCCAGAGCAATGAGCTCACAAGATCAGCAGTGATCAAGAGAGTGCTGGGCCTATATGCCAGGGGGCAGCATGCCCCTGAGCTCAGAGGGGGTGAGGATGAGTGGGGTGATCTATCCCACAGGCTGAGTGAGGCCAGGGCAAGGCTTGAGAGCAGAGAGGCACAGGTGGGCTGAGAGCCCAGAAAGAGAGAGAGGATCAGATGAGTGAGCAAGGCAATGGCAAGGCAGTGGGCAATGGGGCCCAGCAGAGTGAGGTGGTGATCTATGATGTGGATGGCACAGCCCTTGAGGCCTATGGGGATCTTGAGGCAGTGGGCCATCTAGTGGATAGGCTCATGATGCTGCATGGGGCTGCCTCAGAGGTGGGCAGGGCTGGCATGAGGGCAGTGGCCAGCCTGGCCATCATGATTGGGGCCAATCCTCTGCCTGGGGCAGGTGAGATCCATGTATGGAAAAACAAGCAAGGGCAGATCCAGGTGGATCTTGGGATCTTTTTCTATCGTCGCAGGGCTGATGAGCTTGGGGGCATCTTTTGGCAAGAGAGGCCCAGGCCTATGACTGAGGATGAGAGAGAGCTTTTCAGGATCCCAGATGACTATCTGGCAGCAATCTGCTCAGCAGTGAGAAAGCCTGAGCTTGATGAGTATCTGGGCAAGGGCTTTGATCTGAGGCAGATCTTTGAGGGCCTGGCCAAGCAGGGCATTGGCACTGTGCATCAATCTGCCAGGGCCAAAGAGGGCAGGCCTCTCTTGTGGACAGCACTCAAGAATTGTGAGAAAGATCTGCTGAGGCAGCTATACAGCAATTGGCAGAGGATCCCTGTGGGTGGGCATGTGCCTCTCATCTTGCAGCCAGGGGCCACAATTGATCAGGATTGGGCTGAGATCCCAGAGGCTGTGAGGGATGAGGGGGCTGAGGCCTGTGAGGCCTATGCCAAGCTCTCAGCCAGCACAAGGGCAGCCCTTGATCATGGGCCATTGAGCCCAGCAGAGGCACTGGCCAGGCTTGAGGCCAATGCCAGGCTGATGGGGCAGCCAGATCCCAGCTTTGAGGGCTTTGGGGATGAGCCAGAGCCCAAGCCCAAGAAAGAGCCCAGGATAGTTGAGGGCTCTGCCAGGATCCAGATGCCCAAGCCAGGGGCTGTGGCCAAAGTGGCAGATCCTGAGCTTGAGGATGAGCTTGAGCAGGCACTGCATGTGATCAGCCAGATGCAAGAGTGGCAGGTGGCTGTGGTGGCCACTCAGCAGATCAGAGAGGCCTCTGGCCTCTGGCAGGATGGCAAGAGGGATGAGGGCAAGGCCCAGCCCCCAGAGCACTCAGAGGCTGAGAGGCTGGGGGATGTGATCAGAGAGGCTCTTTTGCAAGCTGGGCACACAGCCCCTCAGATTGCCAGTATGCTGGGCCCCCAGGTGGTCAAAGTGCTCTTTGGGCATGGCTTGGGGGCTCTGGCAGCCCAAGAGATCCAAGCCTGCTTGGAAAGGTGGCAAGTGCATGCCACAAGCCATCAGCCCAATGCCCTGGGCCTCAGAGAGATCCCCAGCCTGCTGGCTGAGCCTCAATGGGAAAAGCCAGGCCCTGAGATCCTCATTGATGAGGCTGATGGGCCCATGCCACAGGCCCCAGCCACACTGCCAGGATTTTAGTGATGGGCTCAAGATGGGACACTGCCAGGCTCAGCCACAAGGCTGGGCCTGGCCCAGATCAGAGAGAAAGAGAGGATCAGATGAGCAGCAAGAGAGAGAGGGCTGGGGCTCAGACAGTGCATCAAGCTGAGTTTCTCACAGAGATCCCCAGGATTGTGAGAGAGAGGCCTGGCAGGATGGGGCAGAGCAAGTATCAAGATCTATACAATCAGATGAGGCACTTGGCTCAGGGCAATGCAGTGGCCCTCAAGGTGCTCTTTGAGAGCCCCACAGTGGCCCACAGGGCCAGATCTGCTGTGGCCAGATATGACAAGTGGGCAGAGTATCACAGCCATCCTCTGTGCCCAGGGGGCAGAAAGTGGATCACAGCCATTGAGCCCCTGGCCAGCAATCAGCCCCAGGGGGCCTCTTGGCTTTATGTGTGGCTTGAGAAAGATGGGGGCAGTGATGGCCAATCTGCTTGAGGGGCTGGATACTGAGGGCCTGAGCTATGCACAGAGCCAGTGCCTCATTGAGATCCTCACAGATCTGCAAGTGGCCATTGAGCTTGAGCAGATGAGCCTTGATGAGCTCAAGCCAGTGGCTGAGAGGCTGCTGAGCACAGTGCTCAAGCATGCTGGGCCCAGCAAGGCCCAGCCCAAGTGGGGCCTCATTGAGTGTGAGGGGGGCTGTGGCCAGCAGGTGCAAGTGAGGCCTGGCACAGTGGGGCCAGTGTGGTGCTTGGCTTGCTATAATGCCCAGCTTGGGGGCACTGAGGCTGAGGATCCTGTGAGGTATTGATGAGAGTGAGCAAGGCCCTGAGCAAAAGGCTGATGGATCTGGCCTTTGAGCTCAGGGCCTCTGGCAATGAGCTTGATGGGCAGGTGGCAGCATGGATCCTGGCCCATGAGAAAGCTGACAGAAAAGAGGCAGGCAAGAGGCCCCCAAAAGCCACAAAGGTGAGGCTCAAGCAAGGTGGTGAGGCCTGGCTGCCTCTTTCCATGGTGAGAAAGGCAGAGAGAGAGGCTGAGGATGAGCAAGAGTGATGGCAAGGTGGTGATTGGGGGTGATGACTTGAGCCAGGGCCTGGCTGCCAGCAGGCAGGCAGAGAGAGAGGCCATTGAGAGGCTGGGGGCCAAGATCCAGCACTTTGATGGGGTGTGCCCTTTTCTCACATGCCTCTTGGCCAATCCCCATGATCATGGGATCTGCCCAGATTGTGGGGCTGTGAGGTTTGGCAATATATCATGTGCCACTTGCAGATCTGTGCATGAGAGAGCCATGCAGATCAGCAAGAGGGGGATGAGAGAGGTGGCCAAGAGAGTGAGTGAGGCAGAGCAGAGAGTGGCAGAGTTTAGAGAGAGGATGAGTGAGAGCAATGAGGCAGAAAGAAAAGCTGATCAGGATAGCAATTGAGGATCTACTGAGCTTGATGGGCCCCATTGGGCCCCAAGAGCTCAGTGATGCCTTTGAGGCCCTGGCTGATGTGAGGCAAGTGGCTGATGAGATTGCCCAGGGCCTGGGATGGCAGGGCAAGCCTGCTGAGCCCAGGGGGCCCAGGGCCTGGGGTGTGCTTGATGAGGCAGCCTATATCAGGCTTGCTGCCTGGCAGGTGGCAGCCCTCATGGGATCCCAGATGCACAATCTCACAGCCCACTTGAGTGCTATTGAGGATCCTGATCTGAGCCTGGCCCAGACAATTGCCAGGGGCCTTGATAGCATTGCAGAGAGGCAAAAGGCCAATGCTGCCAGGATTGTGGAAAGCAGCCCCAAAGAGCTTGATGAGGTGATGGGGCTCTTGAGGGCTTTGCACAAGGCATATCATGAGAGCAAGGGCAGCTTGAGGGGCTATGATGTGATCCCACAGGTGAGAGCTCTGCTGGCCTATTATGAGGGGCTCATTGAGGCCTGAGCCTTTGGCTTGCAGTGGCACACAGGCTGTGCTATACTGAGGCCAGAGAGAGGGGGCCCACAGATGAGCTTTCCATGGTTCAGATTTTACAGTGAGACAGTGCATGATAGAAAGCTGGCAAAGGTGGCCAGCATGGCAGGCCTCAGCAAGTGTGAGGCAATAGGGGCTTGGGCCATCCTCTTGGCCCTGGCCAATGAGAGCCCAGGTGAGCTCAGGGGCTGGCTCTTTGTGGCCCCTGGCCATCCTTTGGCCATGAGTGATCTGGCTGATGCCTGGGATGTGGATGAGGCCAGGGCCAATGAGATCCTGGGGGCCTTTGAGGCCATGGGCCTGATTGGCCAGGATCAGGATCCTGATGGGGCCCTGGCCTGGGTGATCTGTGCCTGGGATGGCAGGCAATTCTCATCAGACAGCAGCACAAAGAGGACAAGAGCATATAGAGAGAGAAAGAGAAAGGCTGAGGCCAAAGAGAGGGCCAGGCAGCAGGCTGAGGCCTATGCCAGGCTTGAGGCAGAGGCTGTGGCCACAGGTGAAACGTCACAGAAACGTCACGGTGACTCGCCAGATCCAGATACAGATACAGAGCCAGAGGCAGAGTATAATGATCTTGATCAAGCCTGGGAAAAGCTCAGCCAGGGCCTCTCTTGCATGATGAGCCAGGGGGGCTGGGGGGCCTTTCAGCAGCAAGCCAAGCCTGAGAGCCTCACAGATGGCCATCTTGTGGTATCTGTGCCCTATGAGGTGAGCCCCAGGCTGGCCAAGATCATTGAGAGGGCTGTGCCCATTGCTGGGGATCTTGTGAGCTCTGCCTCTCTCACCCAGAGAAAGGGGGCATGATGAAAAGAGAGCCTGTGAGGATTGGGCTGAGCAATAGCAAGCTGGGGCCTCAAGAGGCCCTTTGGCTCAAGGGGGCCATGATATGCACTGGCTGCCAGTATCATGGGGCTGATCTTGAGGGCAAGCACTCATGTGGCTGGCCAGGATACAAGAGGCCCAGGGGCATGGGCAAGAGTGTGGCTGTGCCAGATTGGTGCATGGTGCTCAAGCTCAGGGGCCAGGGTGAGGATCCTGAGCAGGTGGCCTGGGCCCTTGAGCAAAGTGGCCTTGAGGATCTTGAGCCATGATGCTGGGCCCCTATGAGACAGGCCCCAATGGGGCCAATCATGGCATCTTTGAGGGCCAGGCCCAGGATCTGGCCAGAGAGATCCCTGATGAGAGTGTGAGCCTCATCCTCTGTGATCCAGTATATGATGATCTGGCCTTTTATGAGTTTGTGGCCAGAGAGGGGGCCAGGATCTTGAGGCCTGGGGGCAATTGTGTGGTGCAAGTGGCCCACTTTTGGCTTGAGGGGGTGATGAGGCACATGAGCAGGCACTTGCAGTATCTGTGGATCTGCTCTGAGCAATACAGCTTTGGCATGCCCAGGATGTGGGGCCCCAGGATCTTTGTGGGCCACAAGCCCTGGCTGTGGTATTGGAAAGCTGGCCCAGGGCAGCCCATCAGTGAGAGGCTGGGTGGCTGGGCCAGGGATAGTGTCAAGGGCAGCAAGGGCAAAGAGTATCATGAGTGGGGTGATGGGGTGGTGGTGGCCTCAGCCTTTCTGCCTCTCTCTTGGCCAGAGGATCCAGTGGTGGATCTTTGCACAGGGGGTGGCACAGTGCCAGCAGCATGCAAGATGGCAGGCAGGCCCTGGCTGGCCTTTGAGAGGGATCCAAAGGCTGTGGCTGTGGCCAGAGAGAGGCTGGCTGGCACAGCCTGGCCACTCATCCCTCTGAGCCTTGATGAGGCCCAGCCCAAGCTCTTTGAGATTGAGGGGGTGAGTGATGATCCAGCAGAGGCTTGAGTGGCTGCTTGAGGATCTGGCCACAATGGTGGTGAGAGTGCATGATTGGCTTTGCTATGGGCTGGGCAGGGATCTGCTTGCTGGCTGTGGGGCCTTTCTGCTGATCCTGCTGGCCATGGCCCTGATCTTTCTGTGCTATTGGGTGATCTGGCTGCTGGATACTGGCCAGATCTTGAGGTGGTGAGCTATGGGTGAGAGAAAGATACTGATTGAGATCAAGGGCATTGATGGGGCCAGTGAGGCCATTGAGAGCCTCACTGAGTGGATCAGGCTGAGAGACAGGCTGAGGCAAGTGATTGCCACAGCCTTTGGAGTGCCAGAGAGTGTGCTGAGAGGGCAGCACAGCCTTGATGAGAGGCCCTGTGTGGGGCTGATTGGCAGTGAGGATGAGCAGGATGAGCATGAGCCCCTCTGGGGCAGAAAGGATGAGCAGGATGGCAAAGAGTGAGATTGAGCTTGAGAGGCTGGGCCTGGCCATGAGCAGGCCCCTGGGCATTATAAGGCTTGAGGATGTGATAGCAGAGCCTGAGAGGCCCAGGATCTTTGATACCACAGGGGCCGAGAGAGATTGGGCATGGGCTGAGCAGTGGTGGCCAGCAGATCTGATCCTTGAGAGGGCCCAGCCTGCTGAAAATGTGCCCTATCTGGCCAAGATCATTGAGCTCAGGGCTCTTGATGGGCCCAGCACTCAGCTTGTGACTGTGAGGGGCCTTTATGGGGCCCCTGAGCCTGGGGTGGCAGTTTGCAGATGGTGGGCAGGGGCCCCACTTGGGCGAGCTTTCCCAGATGATTGCCATGCCACAAGGTGGCAGGATCAGTTTGTGTGGGGCATGAGCAAAGAGGATGGCACAATTGGCTTTGGGATGGGCACAGGTGACAAGCCCAATAGCAGTGGGGTGTGGGTGGCCCACTGTGATGCCCCTGGGGATTGGTTTGGCTCTGGGGGGTGGTTTGGCCTCACAGCCCATGCCACATGGCATGTGGTCTATCAGATCACTGAGGTGGGTGAGGATCCTGAGCCCAAGCCTGAGCCAGAGGGATTGGTGAGAGTGGCCAATATCTGGCTTGAGCTTGAGAGCCCAGAGGCTGAGTGAGCCCTGGCTTTGTGCTATGGGCTTTGTATCTGGGGCCCTGGCTGCCCTCTCAGCCAGGGCCAGAGAGGTGAGGGCATGGGGATGAGAGATCTGATTGATGGGGCCTTTGAGAAAGGCACAATTGTGGTGCTTGATATAGACACTGGCCAAGAGCTTGCAAGATGGCCAGCAGATGGGGGTGAGGGCATGGATGAGAAAGAGATCACTGAGTGGCCACAGATGCCCACAGGGCAGGCCTTGAGTGATGAGGTGGTGAGGGCTGGCCAAGAGGCCAGAGAGGCACTGAGGCAGGCCCTTGAGGGCCATGGCAGCAGGGATGTGCTGATCAGCATTGCTGGCCAGGCTGGGGGCCCCTATCCCATCATGATGCTGAGATCCATGCTCATTGAGGCTCTCAAGGATCTTGATGGGCTTGATGTGGGGGCTGATGAGCTTGAGGGGGCCTTGCCCTGGGGCAAGCAATACAGTGCTGGGGATGGCAGCAGGCTCAATGTGGTGGTGCTTGAGAGAAAGGGTGGTGATCATGAGTGAGCAGGTGAGGAAAGCAGCAGCCCTGGCCATCCTCAAAGAGTGGCTGATGGGCCAGGATCCCAGGATCATTGATGTGCTGGCCCAGCCCAAGATCCCCAGCCATTGGGCAGCAGCAAAAGTGTGCTGGGATGAGGATGGGCTATACATCACAGCCATCCTCAAAGATGAGAGGCTGCCTGGGCACACAGGGCAAGTGAGCCTCTGCCTCTCAAAAGAGCTCTGGCCTGATGTGGCTGGGGCTGGCCATCCTGGCAAGGGGATCAGAGATTATGCTCTCAGGGTGATCCAGCAGGGGGCTGAGTGGGCCCTTGAGGCCCTGATTGAGAGGCAGAGCAAGAGCCTCACTGGCCCAGGATATGCAGCCAGGTGGCAGCCCAATGGCAAGCAGCATGCTTGATCAGATCCTGATCCTGCTGGCCTCACTCATCATGAGGGGGGGGCTTACGTTCTATTATGGGCCCACTTTTGAGGGGCAGCCCCTATACTGTGGGGGCAAGTATGCTGAGGATACTGGCCCATGGGTGGCTCTGCCCGTTGAGTGGTATCAAGAGGGCAGAGCTCAATGTGGTGATGTGATCCTGCTGATGGGGGATGGGTGGGCTGAGCCCATGGTGGCCAGGGCCCTTGATGCTGGGCTCTTGAGCCACTATGAGATCTTTGACAGTGGGCTGCCTTTTGTGGCTGATCTGCCCAGGTATTGGAGAGCTCAAAGTGATGGCTCTCTGAGGCCCACTTGCACTGGCTGGCTCATCAATCTCTCAGCAATCGAGAGGATGAGAGGGGGTGAGAGGTGAGAGACAAGAGATTGATCAGGGCCATGGCTGCTGATGTGCTTGATCTGGCCCTTGAGCATGCTGCCACTTGGCATGGCCAGCCAGATGAGTGGTGGGCTGGCCAGCTTGCAGAGGAATTGGCAGAGCTCTGCCTGAGCCTGGGTGGCTTGCATGGGCACAGCCCTGAGCTTGAGCTCAGGGAGATTGCAGCCATTGCCATCAATTGGCAGGCAGAGAGGGCCCAGAGGCTGGGTGAGGCCATCAATCAGCCAGGCCCCTGATTGACAGTGAGAGGCAGTGATGATATAATGTGAGCCAGTGGATCCCTGTGAAAGTGGCCCCCAGCCTCAAGGCACTTGATGCCCCTGGCTGGGGGCTGCTTGCAAAAGAAAGGATGAGGTGCATGATGAGGATCAAGGTGGCTTTGGTGGTGGTGGCTTTCTTTCTGATGAGCCTGCTGAGGCCTCTCTGCCCTATTCTTTGCCCTCTGTGGGTGTGAGCACTGGCCTGGGCATCTTTGCCCTCTTTCTCACCCAGGCCCTCAAGCAGGCCCTTGATGAGAAAGCCCACAGGTGGATCCCATTGGGGCTCATCCTGCTGCTGCCAGCAGTGGGCCTGGGCCTGGCTGCTGCCAGTGGCAATCTTGATGGCACAGGCCTTGTGCAAGGGGCCATTGAGGGGGTGGTGGCTGCCTGGGTGGCAGTGTACGGATATCAATTGCAGAAAGGCATCAGGGGGGCTTGATCCTTGCAGATTGATTGGCTGCAATTGCTGATCCAGCTTGGGGCCCTGGGGATCCTGCTCTTTCTGCTTGAGAGATTGGGCAGGGCTGGCCAGCAGGCCCTTGAGCTCTTTGCCACTCAATTGACAAGCTGGCAGCAGGCCATGATTGACACTGCCACAGTGCTTGAGACACAGGCCCAATTGATGGGCAGGCTCTGTGAGGGGCAAAAGGGCAGCAAAGAGGCCATTGATGCCCAGGTGGCTTGCATTGAGAGCTTGGCCAAGCAGGTGGCTGGCACTCAGAGCAGGATTGCCAGGGCTGAGATCAAGATGAGAGAGGCCAGTGCCACTCATGAGGAAAATGCCCAAGAGAGGCACTTGCAGATCATGGCCATGCTGGCCAATTGCCCCAGGTGTGGGGCCCAGATTGGGGGCTCAGAGATCAATGGTGATGAGCCTTGATCCTCTCTCTGCTGGCTGGCTGGGCTGCAAGGCCTGGCCAGCCAGCCTCTGATTGGGGGGCTTGATGCCCAGACGCACAAGAATTGAGAGAGAGAGGGATCTGAGGGATGTGGCTCAGTGGTATTGTGAGGGCCTCACCCAGAGTGAGATTGCCCAGGCCCTGGGCCTCACCCAGCAGCAGATCAGCTATGATATCAAAGCCCTGATTGCCAGATGGCAGGCCTCTGCCAAAGCCCTCATTGATGAGCTCAAGGCCCAGGAATTGCTCAGGATCAATCATCTTGAGAGAGTGGCCTGGCAATGCTTTGAGGCCAGCAAGGGGCCTCTTGAGATCAGGATTGAGAGAGTGCAAAGTGCTGCAAGATTGGCCAGCAGGGGCAAGAGAGGTGGCAGGGGCTCAGAGAGCCCAGCCAAGCTCATCCCCACTTTTCTTGAGACACGGACAGAGCCAGGGGGCCCAGGTGATATGCAATGGCTCAGGCTTGTGCAATGGTGCATATCAGAGAGGTGCAAGATCCTGGGCCTATATGCCCCAGCAAAAGTGGCCCCTGTGATGCCTGATGGTGATGAGCCCTATGAGCCACTCAGTGAGGCCTCAAGGCAAGCAGCCCTCATGGCAGCACTTGGGCAGATATCAGCAGATCTTGCTCACAGCCCTGAGCAAGGGGGGGATCAATCCCAGGCAGAGATATAGTGCAAGAGGGGGATGTGCCAGGGCCCTGGCTGCCACAGGCCCTGAGATCCTAGTTTCTGGCCCAGCAGGCACAGGCAAGAGCAGGGCATGCTTGGAAAAGATGCACTTTGTGTGCAAGCACTATCCTGGCAGCAGGTGCTTGATTGTGAGAAAGACAAGGGAGAGCCTCACAGAGAGTGCCTTGCTCACTTTTGAGCAGTGGGTGCTTGGGGTGGGCCATCCTCTGGCCAGTGGGGCCCAGAGGGCCAGCAGAAAGGCCTATCAATACCCCAATGGCTCTGAGATTGTGGTGGGTGGCCTCAAGGCCTATGGCAAGGATCAGACAGCAAAGATCATGAGCACAGAATATGATCTGATCTACGTGCAAGAGGCCATTGAGCTCAGCCTTGATGAGTGGGAAAGCCTCACCACAAGGCTCAGAAATGGCAAGGTGGATTTTCAGCAGATCCTTGCTGATACTAATCCAGCCCAGCCCCAGCACTGGCTCAAGCAGAGGTGTGATCTGGGTGAGTGCTTGCTCATTGAGAGCAGGCATCAAGACAATCCCAAGCTGTGGGATCTTGAGGCTGGCCAGTGGACAGAGCAAGGGGCTGAGTATATTGGCAGGCTTGACAAGCTCACAGGGCCCAGAAAGCTGAGGCTGAGGCATGGCAGGTGGGTGCAAGCAGAGGGGGTGGTCTATCCTGAGTGGGATCCTGATGTGCATCTTGTGGATTGGTTTGCCATCCCAGAGGATTGGCCCAGGCTCAGATCTATTGACTTTGGATATACTCACCCATTTTGCTGCCTCTGGGGGGCTCTTGATGGGGATGGCAGGCTTTTCATCTATGCTCAGATCTATTATACTGAGAGGACAGTGGCCAGGCATAGCACTGATATCAAGGCCCACAGCAAAGGTGAGAGATACAGAGCCACAGTGGCTGATCATGATGCTGAGGACAGGGCCACACTGAGAGAGCATGGCATCAGCACAAGGCCAGCCAGGAAAGCAGTATCTGTGGGCCTTGAGAAGGTGAGAGAGAGGCTTGTGGTGGCTGGGGATGGCAAGCCCAGGCTCTTTGTGCTGAGGGATTGCCTCATTGAGAAAGATCACAAGCTGGCTGAGGCTGGCCAGCCCTGGGCCCTTGATCAAGAGTTTGATGCCTATCTGTGGGCTGAGGGCCTGGGCAAGAAAGATCAGCCTGTGAAAGAGTTTGATCATGGGCAAGATGCCCTCAGATATATGGTGATGCAGATTGATGGTGGGCCCTCTGGGCCTGTGGCTTATGAGGTGTGAGAGGGGGATGGCATGAGCAAGAGAAAGAGCAAGGCAGTGGATGAGAGCTCTGTGGGCTTTGGCACTTTGGCTGAGGGGGCCCACTTTCGCTGGGCCCATCACCCAGATATCTTTTGCAAGAGGGCCCCTGGGGCCCTTGAGGGATCCCACAATGCTGAGGTGGTGGCTGGGCCCAGGAAAGGGCAGGCTTTCCACTTTGCTGATTGGGAAAGGTGCAAGCCCTGTGAGGCCCCTGATGAGGCTGCTGGCCTGAGAGGGGGATGAGCATGAGCACAAAGATCATGGGGGCCCAGATCATGGCCCCTGGCCTGGCAGGCAAGGCCCTCACTGTGGATCAATTCTTTGACAAGCTGGCAGAGAGGCAGAGGGGCAAGCTCTCTGCCCCTGGGGCCTATGCAAAGCTGGCTTGGACATATCGAGCCACTAATCTGAGGGCTGATGCCCTCAGTGCCATTGAGTATGAGATCACTGACAGCAGGGATCAGCCTTTCCCATGGCCCATTGATCTGACAGAGATCCTGTGGCTGTGTGAGGCCAGCAATGTGACTTGTGGCAGGTGGTATCTTGAGCCCATCATGGCCAATGGGGTGGCCCTCACTGAGCTCAAGTGGCTCAATCCTCTCACCATTGAGCCCATTGAGGATGAGGCAGAGGGCATCACTGGCTTTGTGCAAAACAGGGGCCAAAAGAGTGAGAGGCAGTGGGCAGCAGATGAGCTGATCTGGTATCACAAGTGGGGGCTGAGCTCAGATACTCAGGCTGGGCCCTGTGAGCTTGATGTGGCCCTTGAGGCCACTGGCCTGGGCATCAATGCCAATGCCTGGGCCTCTGCTTTCTTTCTCAATTCTGCCATCCCTGCTGTGCTGCTCACCACTGAGGATGAGCTTGATGATCAAGAGCTCAGCAGGATCAAGAGGGCTTGGAAAAGGCTGACAGAGGGGGTGAGAAAGGCCTGGGGCACAGTGATCCTCAGACGTGGTATCAAGGCTGAGGTGATTGGCCAGCCCCCAAAAGATCTGGCCATGGGGGATCTATACTCAGCAGCCAGATCACAGATTGCTGTGAGCTTTGGAGTGCCCCAGACGATGCTCACAGATGCTGCCAATTATGCCACAGCCAAAGAGCACAGGCTGGGCTATTATCATGATACTGTTTTCCCATCAGCCAAGAAACTGATGGCAGCCCTCAATGGGCAGCTTTTCTCAAAGTATAGGCTCAAGCTCAGCTTTCTCTTTGGCAGAGTTGAGGTGGTGGCCCAGGCAGAGGCAGAAAAGGCCCAATCTTACAGCAGCCTGCTCACCACTCTGCTGGCCTATGAGCAGGCCCAGGTGATCAGCACTGAGAGCCTTGTGGGCCTCACCAATCATCTACTTGAGGCCATGGATCTGCCCAGCCTCTCAGTGGCAGCCTCTCAGCTTGAGCCTGGGGATATGGCTGATGAGCCTGGCCCAGAGGCAGAGCCTGAGCCCCCAGGCCTCACAGATGAGGCTTGGGCTGATCTGAGAAAGTGGAAAGCCAAAGCCAGCAGAGGTGGGGCTGATGTGGCCTTTTATTCTGCCCACATCCCTCAAGGCATCAGGACACTGATTGACAGAGCCTTGCCCATGGTGGGCCTCAAGGCTTTCTCTTTTCTCAAGCAAGTGAGCATGAGTGAGCACAGTGAGATTGTGCAAGCCACAATAGAGAGGATCCTGAGCAAGTATGAGGCTGCCTTTGCTGATGCCATTGAGGCTGGGGATCCCATGGATTATGCCAGCCTCACCACAGATCTGAGAGCAGCCATTGAGCCCAGGCTCATTGAGATTGCCACAGAGGCTGGGCTGAGGGCTGCTGCTGGCACTGGCATTGAGTATGATGTGGCTGCCATCAATACTGAGGCCCTTGATTGGGCAAGGGCATACACTTGGGATCTTGTCACAAAGCTGACAGATACCACAAGGGATGTGGTGCAAGGGGCCATTGAGGCCTATATCACCCAGCCCAAGATGACAAAAGGTGAGCTCAAGAAAAGGCTGGCCCCAGCCTTTGGCCCTGTGAGGGCTGAGCTCATTGCTGTGACAGAGGTCACAAGGGCCTATTCTCAAGCACAGGTGATCTATCAGGCCATGCTTGAGAGGCAGGCAGGCATCAAGATGGCCAGGGTGTGGGGATATACATGGAGTGGGATTGATACATCAGGTGAGTGCCCAATCTGCTTGCCATTGCATGGAGTGCAAGAGGATGAGAGGGGGCTTTTCGTACATCCTGAGAGTGGGGCTGAGTATGAGGGGCCCCCAGCCCACATCAAGTGCAATTGCAGCACATCCCTGAGCTATGTGGGCAGAGGGGCATGATGGGGGCTGATCAGGCCTGGCCCAGCACAGGCACACTCAGGCAGCACAAGAGGCTCATCAGCATCTTGGCTGAGGCAGCCACTTGCTGGCAGCCCAATCCTCTGCTTGAGAGGTGCTGCCAGCTTGAGAGGATGAGAGAGATCCTGGCCCTGGCCCAGCCCACTGAGCTTGCCATGCTGAGCTTGATCCTGTGGGATGAGCTCAGCATCAAAGATGCCTCATGCCTCTTGGGGATCCATGAGAGCACTGGCAGCCATAGGCTCAGGCAATTCAGAAAGAGAGTGCTGGCCCAATTGCCTGAGATTGAGCCCATGGCCAGGGGCAGGAATATCAGGATCAGATCATGAGGGCCAATCCCCAGCTTGAGTGGTGCTGCCATCAAGAGACAGTGAGAGAGATCCTGCTCTGCCTCACACCCAGGCAGTTTGAGGTGGTGGCCCTCACTTATGAGGGATATACCCCAGCCCAGGCAGCAGAGGCCCTGGGGCTCTCTGATAGACGTGTGGCCCATCAGAGGCTCAAGCTGGCAGCCAAGAAAGTGCTGGCACAGTTTCCAGAGCTTGAGCCAAAGGCTGAGGGCAGAAAGAGGCCCTTGAGCAGGCAAGGTGGCCAAGATGGCTGATGTGGTGATTGTGGGCCTGGCTGATCTTGAGAGGATCCTGGGCAGATCCCTCAAGCCTTTCTTGCAGAAAGGGGCCCAGGCCATTGCCAAAGAGATTGAGGGGGTGGTGGGCAAGTATCCTGCTGCTGGCCCATGGAATTTGCCCCAGGGCCCAGGATCCTCATGGTACAAGAGAGGATATGGGGGCAGATATATGACTGTGGCAGGTGATGTGCATGACTATGGCACATCAGAGGATCTGGGCAAAAGCTGGGTGGTGAGCAAGGTGGGATCCACAGGGGCCAAGCTCACCAATTCTGCCAGCTATGCTGAGCACATCCACAAGCAGGGTGAGCAGGTGGGCTGGGCCCCAGCCCATGGGTGGATTGCTGATCAAGATGCCATTGAGCAGGTGATTGACAGTGGGGCAATCCCTGATATAATGATGGATGTGATCCAGCATGGCATTGGCTGGGCCAGGGGGTGAGATTGCATGAGTGAGCAAGAGAGATATGTGGGGCTGCCCATCAGCCTGCTTGATGGCCAGCTTGAGATTGTGCCTGAGATTGAGGTGGTGAGTGAGCCCAGGCCAGTGGGGCCAGATATCACTCTCACCATTGAGGCCCATGGCAGAGAGCTCAGCTTTGATGTGGCCCCAGGCATTGAGCCTGGCCAGATGGCTGCCATCAATGAGACAATGAGCAAGGCTGCTCTGGCCATGAGCTATGTGCCCAGCAGCCAAGAGGCCCATGATTGGCTGATGTATGATCAGGCCATCACTGAGATTGCAGCCATGTGGGGCCTGGCCAGGGATGTGGCCAGAGAGGCCTTTGAGGCCTGGGTGAGAGGCACAATATACTCATGGCCCCAGGCCTATTGGCTGATCAAGGCTGGCAATAGAGAGGCCCTTGAGGCCCTTGACAGAAAGGATTGAGAGCCATGCCATGGAGTATGGAAAAGCCCCCAAGCCCTCCAGTGGGGGATGATTGGCAAAAGGATGAGATTGAGGCCTGTGTGGCTGCTGCCAATGCTGTGCTTGAGGATGGGGGCAGTGATGGTGAGGCAATCCAAGCCTGCATTGCTGCTGCTGGCAGATCAGCAAAGGCAGCCCCTGAGCAGGGTGGCCAGGTGGCCACTGAGAGCCTTGTGGCCTGGGGCCCTGAGCCCATCAAGGCCCTGGGTGATGGCAGGGTGGGGGCCTATGGGCTGAGGTGGGGCTCAGAGGCTGAGAGGGATCTGCATGGGCAATGGTTCACACCCAAGACAGATCTGGGCCCCCATGGTGGTGATGGCATGGCAGCCACTGTGCATCACAGGATCCCTGTGGGCAAGGCAAAGGATGGGCCAGAGGCAGAGAGCCTGAGAGATCTGGCCAAGAGGATCCTGGCCAATCCTGTGAAAGCCACAAGAGACAAGGTGGGGATCTTCGTTGAGCATGTGTGCAATATGGCTGATGAGTATGAGGCAGCCATCTATAATCTGGCCAAAGCAGGCAAGCTGAGGTGGTCTAGTGGCACAGCCAGCCACATGGCTGATGTGGCTGAGAGTGGTGAGATCAAGCTGTGGCATGTGCTTGAGTGGGCATATACCCCACAGGCAGCAGAGCCAAGATTGCCACAGATCATGCCACTGAGGGCCCTGATGGATCTTGACTATCCAGCAGAGCCCATGCCTGAGAGCCCAGGGGCAAGCCTGGGGGGCATGGGGCTGGGTGATGGGGCCCAGGGGCATGAGCATGAGCACAAGAGCAAGATCAAGACCAAAAGAAAGGTGGGAAAGATGAGCAAGAAAGATGAGGCTGGCCAGGGCACTGAGTTTGATGAGCTCAGCCCTGAGCAGATTGATGCAATAGTGGCCAAGCTGGCCCCACAGCTTGGGGCAGTGATCAGCCCTCAGATTGCTGAGCAGATCCTGGCCAAGATGGCCAAAGGTGAGGCTGGCAATGGGGATCAGGGCCAGGGCAAGGGCCTGAGAAAGCTGAGGGATGTGCAAGGCACTGAGAGCTTTGGTGATTTTCTCATCAGTGTGATTGATGGGGATCATGAGAGGCTCAAGAGTGTCTATCTTTCAGAGCAGGTGGATGTGGGCCCCAGAAAGGCCAGGAAAGATCTGAGTGGATCCAGTGGTGGGGCTGGGGGCTATGTGATCCCGCCACAGTTTGTGCCTGATCTGCTCACTGTGGATCCTCTGGGCACTGTGGTGAGGCCCAGGGCCCACATCCAGCCCATGAGTGGGGATAGTGTCAAGATCCCTGCTCTGGCTGTGACAGCACAGCCCTCAAGTGGCAGCACTTATCACTTTGGGGGTGTGATGGCCTACTGGACAGAGGCAGGCCAGGATACCACTGAGACAGAGCCAAAGTTTGAGCAGATTGAGCTCAGGCCCCACAAGCTGGGTGGGCACACCCAGATCCAAGAGGAATTGTGGGACGATGAGGGCATTGGGCTGGCTGCTCTGCTCAATAGGCTCTTTGGCATGGCAATTTTGTGGGTTGAGGATTGGTCATTCTTGAGGGGCACTGGCACTGGCCAGCCCCTGGGGATCTTGCCCTCTGATGCCAAGCTCACCCAGGCCAGGGCCACTGCAAGTGAGTTTGCCCTGGCTGATGCTGCCAATATGCTGGGCAAGTTTATGCCTGGCAGCTTTGGCAGGGGGGTGTGGGTGATGAATATCACAGTGCTGCCCCAGCTTGTGCAGCTTGATGACGCTGGCAGCAATGTGGTGTGGATCCCCAATGCAAGGGATCCTCTGCCCATCAGCCTCTTTGGCATGCCTTGCATCTTCACGGACAAGACCCCAGCCCTAGGCACTGAGGGTGATGTGATGCTGCTTGATCTGCAATATTATGTTATTGGAGACAGGCAGCAAACTGCCATTGCAGCCTCTGAGCACTATGAGTTTCTCAAGGGCCTGATCACTATCCGTTTCACCCACAGAGTGGATGGCCAGCCCTGGCTCAAGGGGCCCATCTATATTGATGATACCAATCAGATCAGCCCCTTTGTGGTGCTGACTGATGCAAGCTGATCTTGAGCCAGCCCTTTGAGGGCTGGGCTCTCACCCAGCCTGGGCCCTGGCCCAGCACTGGCCTCTCATCAAGCATGGGGCCAGGCCCAGGCCTATGAGAAAGGAAAAGACAAGCAATGAGTGAAAAGCTGAGTGAGATGCTGGCTGTGGTAGGCACTGTGGATCCTGCTGTGAGATCAGCCACTGGCACTGTGGCCACTGATGCCATTGATATGAGCAAGGTGCATCAGGTGGCCTTTGTGGTGCTTGTGGGGGCCATGGGGGCCACTGATGAAATTGACTTCAAAGTGCAAGAGTGTGCCACAAGTGGTGGCTCTTACACTGATATCAGTGGCAAGGCCATCACCACTCTTGATGGCACTGATGACAACAAGCAAGCTGTGGTCAATGTCCGTGGTGATGAGCTCACTCCTGGCAATCGGTACATCAAGGGCCTTGTGACCCATGGGGGCACTGCTGGCACTGCTGGGATCACTGTGGTGGCCCTGGCAGATACTGCCCGTTTCAAACCTGCAAGTGATGGGGATCTGGCCTCTGTGGCTGAGATTGTAGGCTGAGCCTGCTGCCTGGGGGCCTTGTGGCCCAGCCTCTTGGCTGGGGGCTTGCATGGGGGGCCAGGGGCCCCCAGGCACTGTGAGGGGGTGAGAGCTCATGGTGCAAGCTCAGCAGATCAATGTATTGCCCAAAGTGTATATCAGTGCCTTGCCCAAGAGTGGCTTGCATGCCCTCTGGCTGGCCATCTTGCCCACAGTGAGAGGCACACCACATGGGGGCCCCTGGGGTGGCACTTTTGGTGGCAATGGGTGGCTGCTTGATTGGCTGCCAAAGGCCAAGATCCTCAAAGGCCTTGATGGCCTGATCCCTGGGCTTTATCTCAAAGCCCATGCTGGCTGGGCCCCATGGCTGGCAGAGGCCATGCAAGAGAGGGGGATCTGCCACATCTTTCTTTATCGAGATCTGAGGGATGTGGCAATCAGCCAGGCCCATCATTGCCTGAGCCCTGATGATCCAGAGAGTGATAAAAGGCTGTGGCATGAGGGCAAGGCAGAGTATAAGGCCCTCAATGAGGCTGAGGGCTTTGGGGCTGTGCTCAGGGCTGTGCTTGAGGGCTTGGGCAAGTGGCCTGGCCTCTTTGACAGGTGGGCCCAATATGCCCCATGGCTTGATGAGGATTGGGTGCTTGCCATCAAGTATGAGGATCTGGTGGGCCAGCCCATTGAGACACTGAGCCTGATCCTCAGATATCTCTTTGGCAGGGCTGCCCATCTTGAGGGCCACACTCTGATCATTGATGAGCAGGATCTGAGAAAGGCTGCCCACCATTGCCTCAGAGTGATGCAATCCACAGATATGAGCCCCAGCTTTAGGGTGGGGGGCTCTGGCCATTGGCAAGAGCACTTTGATGCTGAGCTTGTGGATCTTTTCAATGGCCTGGGTGGTGGCCAGTGGCTCATTGATCTGGGATATGAGCAGGATCTTGATTGGGGGATGTGATGCCAGAGGCCTGGGGCCCTGAGCAGGTGAGGATCTACTATCCAGAGGGGGTGATCTGGGACAGTGCCAAAGCCTGGCCCTCAGAGAGCCCTTGCCCTCTTTGTGGCCAGCCTGCTGAGAGGGCCCAGCCCCCAGAGGCCAGAGGTGTGCAAGTGATCCTCATGGGCAATCAGAGCTTGGGCTGGGTGATGGCCACTGGCTCTGACTATTATGTGAGGCAGCCTGATGGCACATGGCATGGGGTGGATATCTTTGGCCTCTTTGATTGGCTGATTGAGAGCAGGCTTGTGCTCTTTGGTCGCACAATCACCAATGGTGAGTATCAAGCCATCTTTCAGCAGGCCAAAGCTGATAAGAGCTTGCCCATCAAGGGGGGCTTTCTGGCCCCCAGGCTTGAGAAAGTGCCAGGCACATGACTGTCAAGGCCATTGATCAAGATACTTTTCAATTTTATGAGGATGATGGGGGTGAGGGGGCTGCCACTGCCCTGGCCTCTGTGGGCAGCAATGCCACTCAGGATCTTGATACTCATTTTAGGCTGAGAGTGCTGCTGCAAGAGTACAACAACAAGCCAGCAGCCAATCAGCAATTTTCTCTCTGGTATAGTGTCAATGGGGGCACTTATGCTCAGGCCACTACTGCCACAGCAGATCTGAGGATCCTGGGATCTTACAATACCACTTGGACACTCACAGATGAGGATGCCACCACCCAGCAGATTGGCTCTGGCACTTTTCGCACAGGGGCCTTTTCTGATGACAATGTGGCGGGTGAAAATGATCAGATTGATCTTTCTGGCAATGATGAGACAGAAATTGAGTTCTGTCTTGAGGCCTCAAGCACTTGGCTCTCTGCCTCTGATTATATTGACTTTGAGGTGAGATACTCTGGGGGCTCTCAGCTTGAGAGCTATACACTGAGGCCCAGGATCACTCTCACAGGTGTGGCAATCGTGCAAGGCTCTGCCACCATTGGTGGGGCTGGGGCCATGAGTGGCACTGGCCTCTTGAGAGTGCTGGGGGCTGCCAGCATTGGGGGCTCAGGGGCCCTCTCTGCCACTGCCCTCTTGCAGATCCTGGCTGCTGCCTCAATGGGTGGCAGTGGGGGCCTCACAGCCACTGGCCAGATCCTGGCCAATATCATTGAGGGCTCTGCCAGCATTGGTGGGGCAGGTGGCTTGAGTGCCACTGCCATCTTGCAGATCCTGGCCCAGGCCAGCATTGGGGGCAGTGGGGATCTGAGTGCCCAGGCCCTCAAGGTGATCATGGGGCAGGCCTCTGTGGGGGCCTCTGGGGGCCTCTCTGCTGAGGGATTGCTGCTCATCCCTGGCCAGGCCACTCTTTCTGGCACAGGGGGCCTCTCAGGGGCTGCTTTTCTGCTCATCCCTGCTGGGGCCACAATCGGTGGCACAGGGGGCCTCACAGCCACTGGTGAGATTGTGGTGGCTGGGGTGGTCACAGGCTCTGCCACAATCGGTGGCACAGGGGGCCTGAGTGCCACTGGCCTCAAGCTGATCATGGCCACTGGCACAATTGGTGGGGTGGGGGATCTGAGTGCCCAGGCCCTCAAGCTCATCCCTGGCCAGGCCTCAATTGGGGGCTCAGGGGCCCTCAGTGCCCAGGCCTTGCTCATCATTGTGGCAGCAGCCTCAATGGGTGGCCTGGGTGGGCTCTCTGCCACTGGCCAGATTGTGGGGATCAATATCATTGAGGGCTCTGCCACAATTGGTGGGGCAGGTGGCCTCAGTGTCAAGGGCCATGTGCTATGGGCCAGCCCCTCTGGCAGGGTGGTGGTGGTGGGGGCCAGGCTGGGCCAAGTGCTGGCAGGTGATGATAGGGTGATTGATGTGGGGGCCTCTCAGAGGCATGGTGGGGGCCAATAGCAAAAGAAAGGATGAGGTGAGTGATGAGCTTTTCCAATTATCTTGAGGATGAGATCCTTGATGCTGTGTGCAATAATGGCAGCTTTGCAGTGGCTCAGCCATGGGTGAGCTTGCATGATGGGGATCCAGGTGAGACAGGGGCCAATGAGATCACTGGTGGATCCTATGGCAGGCAGAGTGCCAGCTTTGCTGCTGCCTCTGGGGGATCCTGTGCATCAGATGCCACTCTTGACTTTACCACAATGCCCTCAGTGCCCAGCCTCACTCATGTGGGCATGTGGGATGCCAGCACTGCTGGCAATTTTCTGGTGGGTGGCTCTCTCACTGCTGCCAAAACCGTCAATGCTGGGGATACTTTCAGGCTGGCCAGTGGCAATCTTGTGATCACTTGTGATTGAGGGCCCCTGGGCCTTGCAATCAGTGAGGGGGCAGCATGGCTGATCTTTTCATCAAGCTGGCTGGGGCTGAGCTTGATTATACTCTCAATTGGGCTGCCTGGCTTGATGCCAAGACAATTGCCCAGAGCTCATGGCAGATCCTTGATGCTGGGATCACCAAAGAGAGTGATGCTTTCACAGATACCACATCCACAATCATTGTGAGTGGTGGCACAGGTGGCAGCACTTATGCTGGGCTCAATACGATTGTGGACAGTGGGGGCTATACTGAGCAGAGGCTTGTGGGCTGGCTTGTGCCCACAGAGGCCAATCTCAAGCTCTTGGCCTTGCTCAGGAATTATCAGGGCATTGAGAGAGACAGCAGCAATGCTCTGCTGAGCAGGGCAATCAGTGTGGCCATCAAGTGGATTGAGGGCAAGATCCACAGGCAGCTTGAGGCCCAGACAGAGAGCAGATACTTTGAGCAAGAGGCCACTGTGCCTGGGGATCCTCTCACTCTTGAGCTTGACAGGGATCTGCTCTCAATCACCACTCTCACTGATGCTGCTGGCACAGTGATCCCAGCCTCAGAATATTGGCTGCTGCCCAGGGGGGCTGATCACTTTGACAGGATCAGGCTCAAGGCTGGCTCAGCCTACTCTTGGCAGTGGCCACTTGATGGCTGGGCTGAGGTGGCAGGCTCTTGGGGCTATTGCAGCACAATCCCTGGGGATCTTGAGCAAGCCATCTTGAGGCTGGCTGCCTTTCTTTTCAGGCAGAAAGATGCCCAGATCTTTGATGTGGTGGCTGAGCCCTCTGTGGGCACAATCACTGTGCCCCAGGGCTTTGAGAGATCTGTGGCTGATATCCTGAGAGCCCACAAGAGAGGTGGCCTGGCATGAGTGTGAGCACAGTGGTGGCAGCCTTTCAGGATCTGCATGCCACAATCAGTGGGGTGGCCACTGCCCCTGATGAATTGCCAGGCAGTATCACAGAGGAAAAGTGCCCTTTGGCTTTCACTTTTGTGGGTGGGGCTGAGTGGCAGAGCAGGGCTGTGGGGCTGCCAGCCCAGGATAGAGAGTTTATCATCAGGTGCTTTGTGGCCCCTGTGCTTGAGGGGGCTGGGCTTGATGAGAGCTATGCAAAGGCCTTGCCCCTCATTGAGGCCTTTGGCCTGGCCTATCTTGCTGATAAGACACTCTCAGGGGCTTGTGAGCAGATGAGGGCCATCAATGATGAGGGGGTGGGGATCCTCTTTTATGGGGGCCATGCCTATCATGGCTTTGTGTACCGTGTGACTGTGAGAGAAAAGCCAGCAGGGGCCTGAGAGCCCCAAAAGAAAGGATGAGGTGAGCAATGGGTGCATCAGATTTTCTGAGAGTGCAATTGGGGCAAGAGAGTGCCTGGGGCACTGCTGTGGCAGCCACAGCCTGGCTCATGGGTGTGACTGATAGATCCTTTGAGGTGGCTGATGAGAACTATCAGAGTGAGGAAAGTGGCCACTTGGCCCCCAGCAGCCTTGTGGCCCAGGTGAGGCAGAGTGTGGCAGGCTCTGTGAGCTTTGATGCCACTTATGAGGATCTGCTCTATCTGCTTGAGGGGGCCTTTGGCAATGTGAGCCCCTCTGGGGCTGATCCCTATACTTGGGCCTATTCTGCCCCATACGGCACAGCCCCCAGCCCCCAGCCTTTTACTTTTGAGTATGGGGATCCTGTGAGTGGGGATGAGTACAAGGTGAGTGGTGGCATCTTTGATCACTTTGCCCTCTCTGGGGATGTGGATGGTGATGGGGTGTGGCAGGCCCAGGCTGATATCTTGGGCAAGGCCAAGAGCACTGTGAGCATGGCTGCCCTTTCAGCCAGGGCAGTGGAATTGATCAGGATGGCAGATACTGCCCTCTATATGGATGCATGGAGTGGCACAATTGGCAGCACTCAGGTGAGCCAGAGCCTCAAGAGTTTCAATCTTGATGTGAGCCCCAATTATCATCTGAAATGGTTTGATGGGGATGTGAGCCCTGGCAATTATGGGCACAGAAAGTGGGGGGGCACTCTCACTGTGGTGGCTGAGTTCACAGCCAGTGTCAAGGCCATCATTGATGCCCTCTTGAGCTCTGGGGGCCCCCAGCAGAGGCTCATCAGGCTCAAGGCCACAAGCAGCAGCCACAGTGCTCAGATTGACTTTTATGGATCCCTGCTCAATGGCTTCACACTCTTTGAGGATCTTGATGGCAATCTGGGGGCCTCTTTGGAGTGGACAGGCACATATCATCTGACAGATGGGGCCTGGCTGGGCATCACCATGATCAATGGTGTGGCCTCATTGGTGTGATGAGAGAGGATGGGTGAGAGGATGAGTGAGAGTGAGGGGGCTCAGCTTGAGCTCAGAGTGAGGCCTCTTGATACTGCCCAGCCTGGCAGCTATCAAAAGAGAAAGCAGATCCTGGCCATGCTCAAGGTGATGGCCAGAGGTGAGGATGCAAAGAGCTCAGCAGAGGCAGTGGCTGCCCTTGAGGCCTTTGAGCAGGCAGAGGGCATCTTGATTGAGTATCTTGTGCTGCCAGAGGGCATGGTGCTTGATGAGGTGCTGGCTCTGCTCTCTGCTGATCAGTTTGATGAGCTCTTGGGGGCAATCTTGGGGGGGGCCAGAGCCCCACAATAGATGAGCAAAAGCTGATCTTGAGGTGGGGCAATTGGAAAGCAGGCAAGGGGGTGAGGCTGCCTGAGTGGGCCCTCATCCTGGCTGCTGCTGAGGCCTGGGCTCTGCCCCCATGGGTGATTGAGCAAGAGGCCCCAGCCATGTGGCTGGATAGGCTTGAGCTCTTGCTGGCAGCCAGAGAAAGCAGAGAGCTCACAAGAGCAGCAGCCCTGTGGGGCAAGTGAGGTGGGATGGCTGAGGCAAAGCTCACCATAATTGTGGACGCAAAAGATCAGGCCACTCAAAAGCTGGGTGGCATCAAGGGGGCACTCTCTGGCCTGGGTGGCATGGCCAAGAGTGCCCTGAGTGTGGGCATGGGCATGGGGCTGGCTGCCATCCCTGGCCTGGCCATTGGTGCTGCCAGGGCTGTGGGTGATTTTGTGCAAGAGGCTGCTGACGTTGAGGCTGTGAGCAATACTTTTGGCAAGCTGGCTGAGAGCATTGGCACTACATCAGATGAGCTCTTGGGTGGGCTCAGGCAGGCCACAAGGGGCATGGTGGCAGATGCTGATCTGATGCAAGCAAGCAATAAGTTTGTGGCCATGGGCATTGCTGAGACAGCAGATGAGGCCTCACAGATGGCAGAGGTGGCCACTCAATTGGGCATGGCCATGGGTGAAGATGCTACTGCCAGCATGGAAAATTTTGCCCTCATGATGGCCAATCAATCAATCCCCAGGCTTGACAGCTTTGGGATCAGCAGTGGCAAGGTGAGGGCCAGGATTGATGAGCTCATGGCCAGCACTGAGGGCATGACAAGAGAGCAGGCTTTCAATATCGCAGTGATGGAACAAGCAGAGGTGGCCATGGCCAAAGTGGGTGAGCAGGGTGAGGGCACTGCTGCCAAGATGGCCATGGCCAAAGCTGGCTTCGAAAATGCCAAGCTGGCCATTGGCCAGGCCTTTTTGCCCATCCTGGCCAAAGCCACTGAGGCCATCAGTGAGCTTGTGCAAAAGTATGGGCCCATGCTGGCTGAGGGGGCTGCCAAAGTGGGTGAGTGGATTGGGCAAGCAATTGAGTATATCCAGCCTTTCATTGAGGGCCTTGTGGCAGAGTGGGGCCCCAAGATCCAGACGTTCTTTGAGGGGGTGGGCCAGATCATTGAGCAGGTGTGGGCTTTCATCAGCCCCATCTTTGATGCCCTCTTTGGGGCTTTCTCATCCAGAGGCCCAGAGGCAATGGGCATTTTCAATGGCATTATACAGCAGGTGGCTGGCTTTCTGCAAGGGCTGCTTGCTGATGCCCTGGCCTTTGTGCAAGCCAAGTTTGCCTTTGTGGTGGATTGGGTGCAAGCCAATTGGCCCCTCATCCAGGCCACAATACAGACAGTGATCACCACAATCCAGGCAATCATCACCACAGTGCTCTCAGCAATCCAGCAATTCTGGGATCAGTGGGGCAGCACAATCTTGCAATATGTGACCAATATCTGGGAAATGATCAAGACAGTGATTGACACTGTGATCCAGGCTGTGCTTGGAATTATCAAGGCAGTGATGCTGGCCATCCAGGGGGATTGGCAAGGGGCCTGGGATACAATCAAGGCCACTGCTGAGCTCATCTGGGCCAATATCAAGAGGATCATTGGGGTGGCCATGGAAAATGTCAAGATTGTGATTGACATTGCCCTTTCTTTCATCAAAAGCCTGTGGTCAAAGGCCTGGGGCTGGCTCTCAGAAAAGCTGGGGCCTTTCATTGAGCCCATAGTGGCCAAAGTGAGTGAGTGGGCTGGCAAGATCAAGGGATTCTTTGAGGATATCAGCAATGCTGTGAGTGGGGTGATTGGGTGGATCAGTGATCTGCTGGGCAAGATTGCTGAGCTTGCCAGCAAGGCAATCCCCAAGTGGCTGCAAGGCAAGAGCCCACCACCAATGGCCACTTGGCTCAATCAGATTGCTGAGGCAGCCCAGGCAGCAGGTGAGGGCCTCACCCAGCAGGGCAATGCAGTGGCCAGGCTGAGGGGCATGCCATCAAGTGCAATGCCCAGCAATGGGGGCCAGCCTGCTGGGCAAAGTGGGCAGGCAGGCCAGGCCAGGGGCCCCATGTTTGGCACTGTCAACATCTATACCACAGGCCTGGCCCCAGCAGTGATCAATGATCTGGCCATGATCAGAGCAAGGGGGGGCTGAGCAATGGGATATTGGCAGATTGTGATCCCAGAGGCCTCAATCAATGAGTTTGCAGATCCTCACTTTATGCTTTCTGTGCCTGGGGATCCACTGAGCCCCTGGGATTTTACGGGTGATGGATCAGCCCCAGCAGCAGAGATGGTGGTGGGCGTATCATGGAAAGGCCCCAGATCTGTGAGGGGCAATTTTGGCTCAGGGGGCTCTTACACTCAGATCACTCAGGATGTGGTTCTTGGGGGCACAAGTAATTATACTCTATCATGTGCTCTCAGACGGTTTGGATCTGGCACTCTCACCCAAAGCCATTTTCAGATCCTCAGAGGGGGCAGTGAGTATGATGCTACGAGTATCACTGCTTTGCAAGATGGGTGGTATCGAGTGATCTATACTTGGGTTCAGGCATCAGGGGCCACAGTGGCCCTGGGGATCAAGGCCTATGAGGATCTGATGAGATATGATGCCATGCAGTGTGAGGCTCTTGATCACAGATCCACTTTCATTGCTGGGGATCAGCCTGGCTGCCAGTGGCTGGGCAGGGCCTATCACAGCAGATCCCAGAGGCTGGCCAATGTGAGAGAGGGTGGGAAGGTGATTGATCTGGCTGATGACTATGGCTTGCCAATCGAGCTCAGCCAGGGGGCTGGCATGCCCAGTATAGTGGTGCAATCCCAGCCCATCATTGGCCAGGCAGGCTCTCTCTTTCTTGGCAGTGAGCCACAAGAGAGAGAGATACTTTTGCAAGTGTGGGCTGAGGGGGATGATCTGCCTGGGCTGCATGCCTTGAGGCAGGATCTGATCAGCCTTGTGAGGCCTGATAGCACAAGCCCTCAAAAGCCTTTTATGCTCAGATACTCTGGGGGTGGGGATCTGAGGCAGATTGGGGCCCATTATGTGGCAGGCCTTGAGGGCTTTCAGCATGATGGCTTTCTTGAGAGCATTGCCATGAGGCTCAGGGCCCTTGATCCCATGTGGGTGAGTGTGAAAGATTTTAGTGCTGAGCTCAGCCTCTTTGAGGCTGAAAGTGGCAATAGGCTGGCCAGAAGAAAGGTGGGATCCACTTGGGATGATATGGGGGTGAGTGCTGCCTCTGCTGTGCAAGCCCTGGCTGTGTGCATTGATGGCAGGATTGTGGTGGGTGGTGTATTCACTACAATTGATGGGGTGAGCTATACAAACAGAATTGCCCTTTTCAATCCCATCACTGAGATCTTTGAGCCCCTGGGCAGAGGTGTGAATAATAGTGTGCTGTGTGCCTGGGTGGATCCTCTGGGTGATATCTGGGTGGGTGGCACTTTTACCACAGCCTATGATGACACAGGGGCCACAGTGGCCAATACTGCGTATATTGCAAAGTGGGATTGGAGTGCTTGGGCCTGGGTGAGCATTGGGGGCACAGGGGCTGATGCCATGATCAATTGCATCAAGGGCAGCCCTTTTGATGGATCAGTGTACGTGGTGGGGGATTATACCACAATTGGGGGCACATCAGCCACAAGGCTGGCTGTGTATGATTGGAGTGCTTGGGCAGCCATTGGCACTGGCCTCAATGATGTGGGCAGGGCACTGGCCTGGGGCCTCAATGGGGATCTTTTCATCGGTGGTGAGTTCACTACTGCCAATGGTGTGACTGTGGATGGCCTTGCCAGGCTCTCAGGATCCACTTTTACAGCTTGTGGGGGTGGGCTCAATGGCACAGGGGCCACTTGCCATTGCCTGCTCACTCTCAAAGATGGCAATCTGATGGTGGGTGGCAGGTTTGATGATGCTGGGGGGGTGAGCACTACTGAGAATATTGCCATCTATGATCCAGATGGTGATTTTTTCCAGCCAGTGGGGCCCAATGATCTGCCTGGCTCATCAAGCTATGTTTATGTGCTTGAGTATGGGCCCCTGGGCTTTGTGTGGGTGGGTGGTGAGTTTGACTATGTGGGTGACAATTGGGCCAATGAGGCTCTTGTGAGATATGACGGCTATGATTTTCTCAGGCCAGATATCATGCTGGATTATGTCTCAGGATATGCCATCTTGAGGGGCATTTTGGTGCTGCCTGATGCGGTGTATATTGGGGGCACATTCTATGAGACTGGATCCTTTGGGTGGGCAGGCCACAGCACAATCACCAATGGGGGATCTGCCCAGGCAAGCCCCATATTCTTTCTCAAGAGGGATGGGGGCACAAGCCCAATCAATCTTTGCTCAATCCGCAATGACACTGCTGGGCAAGAATTGCTATTCAATTGCCCCATCTTGCCCAATGAGCTCATCATGATTGATCTGAGGCCCTCAAGCCTCTCTTTTCACAGTGATATCAGGGGCAATCTGTGGCCTTTTTTTGGGCTGGGCAGCAATCTGGCTGGCATGGCTTTGCTGCCAGGGCCCAATGATCTGATATGCTTTGTGGATAGCATCAGTGTGAGTGGCCAGGTGATGTGGAAAGAGAGGTATTGGTCTTTTGATTGATCAGTGGCAGGCCTGGCTTTGCACAAAAGATGGCACAATCATCAGGCCCATGGCAGGCTTGAGCTCAATTGATATCAGCTTGAGCTTGGGCAGCATTGGCCACTTTGCCCTTGAGTGGCCCTTTGGCCAGGCTGCTGGGGATCTGGCCAGCTTGCTCAAGAGAGATAGAAAGGTGCTGATCTTTCGTGTGGTTGAGGGCCACTGGCCCCTCTTGATCTGTGCTGGCTGGCTGAGAAAGTGGGCAGTGGGCAGCACAGTGGCCACTCTCTCAGGGCCTGATCTGAATGGGCTGGCAGCAAAGAGAGTGGTGGCCTATGAGGCAGGCAGCAGCCAGGCTGAGCAGGTGGGTGCTGCTGATGATATACTCAAGCAGATTGCCAGAGAGAATCTGGGGGCCAGTGCCACTGATGCTGACAGGGATCTGAGTGCCTTTGGCTTTTTGGTGGCTGCTGATGCCTCTGGCTGTGTGAGCCAGAGCAGGGGCTTTGCATGGAGAGAAGTGGCCAGGGTGTGGGGGGATCTGGTACAAGCCAGCATTGAGGATGGTGCAGAGCTCTTGTGGGCCATTGAGCCCATTGGGGCCAGTGCCATGATGCTCAAAACGTGGGCTGGCCAGAGGGCTGATAGGAGTTTCCCACATGGTGGGCCAGCCCTAGAATTTTCTGAGGCCAGGGGCAATCTCAGTGGGGCCCAATATATTGAGGATTGGCTTGATGAGCATAATGTGATCTATGTGGGGGGATCTGGCCAAGAGGATCAGCGCACATGGCTTGAGCTTGAGGGATCCATGGCCACTGATGCCATGGCCAGATCAGAGGCTTTTCACAATGCCTCAAGTTTGGGCACTGACAGCACAGCCCTCACAGATGCTGGCAATAGCAAGCTGAGCAAGCTGGGCCCCATCAAGAGGCTTGAGGGCACACTCACAGAGAGCCCAGGCCAGATTTTTGGGATCCATTGGAGAATAGGAGATCTTGTCACAGCCAGCCATCTTGGCAAGGCCCACAAGGTGATTATCAGACAGGTGAGCTTGAGCAAGAGGGGGCACAGTGCCACATCTGTGCTCTCAAAATTCAGTGTGAGGGCCTCAGCATGAGTGAGCAGGATCTGGCATTGGTGAGGATGGCCAGGCAGGTGGAAAGCCTCACAGCAGAGCTCTGGCATGAGATTGAGAGGATCAAGGATGAGCTTGATGAGCTCAAGGCCATTGAGCAGGGGGCCAGCCTGTATGCTCAAGGGGCTGAGAGCTTGGGCAGTAATGTGGATCTTACAGATAATAATGAGCAGGATGTGATCACTTTCTCTGATATAGATGTACCCAGGGGGGGGATCCTTGAGCTCTTTGGGCTCTGTGATTGCACTGCCCTCACATGGAGTGCCACAACAAGTGTATCACTGAGGCTCAAGGCCAGCACAAGCCCAAGCAGTGGGGTGGGCAATAGAACAATTTATCCCAATTATAAGACAGATCTGGGCAGACGTGGATGGGCCATTGGTGGCTTTCTTGGGCAATATGCCTCTGGGGCCTCTGGGCTCAGCCTCACTTTGAGTGGCCAGCTTTGGGACTACACAAAGATGACAATGAGATTTTACGGCACTTGGACAGTGCTGGGATATAAGATCTGGCTCTGATCCCAGAGCTTTCTCTTTCTCTCTGTGGTGAGCCCCCAGCCTCTGGCTGGGGGCTTTTGCATGGGCCTAGTACCCCATCAGCCCTGGGGCCTAGTACCATGGTACTATTGTGCCACAATGGCAGACGTGGTACAATACGGGTGTGGGGCAGAGGGGCCCCACAAGCCAGAGAGAGTGGCCAAGAGGCCAGAAAGGTGAGAGAGGATCATGAGTGAGAGCAAGAGCAAGGCCAATACAATTGAGAGCCAGGCAGTGAGTGGCAAGGCAGCCAGTGTGCTGCCTCTTTTGGGTGAGAGGGATGTGATTGGGCTGAGCAGGCTGGGCCCAGAGGATCAGATCCCCAGCTTTTATGTGGACAAGCTGAGGGCTCTGGGTGTGAGCATGGCTGATGAGGATTGGGATGAGCTCTGTGCTGAGTGCCTGGCTGCTGTGAGGGCTGAGGCCATTGCTGAGCACAGGCAGGCAATGAGAGAGACAGGGCAGCAGGCCAGGGCTCTGCTTGAGTGGGATCACCCAGAGGCTGGGCAGGTGATCAGCCCTCTGATCAATTGGATGGGTGGCAATCCTGTGGTGGTCTATAATGGGCAGGCCTGGGTGATCCCAGCCTCTGAGGTGGTGGTGGTGGATGAGGGGGGCTTGCTCAAGGCCAGGCTGCTGGCCAAGCTCAGTGCCCAGCCTGTGGATCCCTGTGATGCTTGCAGCAAGCCTGAGTGTGATGGGTGTGAGCCTGAGCTTGGGCTTGATGGCTTTGATGAGCAGGCTGCTGCTGAGGCAGAGGCTGAGAGCAGGCTTGAGAGGCACAGAGAGCTCAGGGCCCAGGATGAGGCTGCTGAGGCAGAGGCCCAGGTGGCCAGGGTGGTGGCTGGGGCCAGCATCATGCCCAGCAGGCCTGTGGGGATTGAGGATCTTGAGGCCAAAGAGGCTGCTGCCCTCAAGGCAGTGGGTGAGGCTCTTGAGAGCAAGCAGCACTGTGATGGGTGTGAGGCAGCATCTTGCACAGGCTGTGTGGTGAGTGAGGCTGAGAAAAGGCTGGCAAGGATCCAGTGCCAGCTTGAGGCTGAGATTGAGGGCAGTATTGAGGCCCAGAGATTGAGGGATGAGAGGCTTGAGAGGCTGGCTTATGAGGTGAGTGATTATGAGTGCCCTGATTGTGGCAAAGTGCTCAGTGAGCTTGAGTGCCAGATGCACTCTGAGCACTGCCCTGGGCCTGAGCAGGATGAGCCAGATGTGGCCCACAGCCTCAAGGCCTCTGGCTTTGATGAGTTTGTGGATGGGCTTGAGGCCCAGGTGGCTGATGGCAAGTGGGCAATCAGAGAGGCCCTGATGCAAGCTGGGGGCTGGGGCTGGGGTGTGGGTGTGAGGGCTGAGAAAGCCAGGGCAGAGAGAGAGGGCTGTGAGGCCTTTGTGGCCCAGGCCAGGCTTGAGCTTGATGAGCAGCAGGTGGCTGAGATTGGGCCCAGGGGCATGCAAGCCCTCAAGAGGCTGATGCCAGCCCTGGCCCAGGATGAGCCTGGCAGCATTGAGGGCTGGGCAGGTGGTGAGGCAGAGGCAGTGGATCAGGCTCTGGGCTGGCTTGAGCAGGCATGGGCTGGGGCTGTGCCCATGGGCAAGGCCATCAGCAAGGCCATCACTTGGATCACCACTGCTCAAAAGGCTGCCCCTGAGCCCAAAGAGCCCAGCCCCTGGGATGGCAAAGATCATGATGAGATTGCTGAGGCTGCCTGTGAGGCCCTTGATTGGCTTGAGTTTCTGGCAGCACTTGAGGGCCCCAGGTTTGGGGCTGGGGGCCACAAAGCCATCAAGAGGCTGAGGCTGGCCCTGGGCTTTCTGCTGCCAGAGAGCATTGATGAGCAGATCAAGGCTGCCCCCATCAATCAGCCAGAGAGTGTGGATCCCATCTTGATGGCCAATGCTCTCACTGATGTGAGAGTGGGCCTGGGTGATGCCTCTCTGCCCCCAATGGAGAGAGAGAGGATTGCAGTGGCCAGGCTGGGTGAGCTTGAGAAAATGTTGGGCAAGTGGGGTGGCAATGCTGGCCCCAAGCCCCTCTTGGATCACTATGGGGCCATTGAGCTTGCAGCCTATACTCTGGCCCCCAGCAATCCTGTGCCTGATTATGAGGCCAGGGTGAGGGCCTTTGATGTGATGGCTGGCCAGCTTGGCTGGGCCAATTGGGATGAGGCAAGCAGCATGGGTGATCCTGATGCTGCCAAGGGCTCTGATGTAGTGGCCAGCTTGCCCATAGCCCTGGCCCAAGAGCTCAAGTGCTTGGATCTGAGCATGCAAGAGCTCAGGCACATCTTTCTCATCAAGGCTGAGCAGCCTGAGCTTTTCTGCCAGAGAGAGGCTATGGGGGTGGGGCACATTGTGAGAGAGGCCAGGAATGAGGCCAGGCACATGCTCACAGAGTATGGGTGGCAGCTTTTGGCCCAGAGGATCCAGATTGGTGATGATCTGCCTGAGAGCTATGAGGCAGACACAGAGCAGGCCCTGGCCTTTTGAGAGCCAGGCACATGGGGGCCAGGGCCCAGAGCCCTGGCCCCAGAAAGGTGAGAGGTGAGGGATGGCACACAGGGTGGTGAGGCATGGTGAGGCAGAGATCAAGGTGAGGCTGAGCCCTGGCTTTGCCCTGGCTGATCAATATGAGCTCAGGGCTGGGCTTTTCTTTCTGCTTGGGCTTGTGCCTCACAGCATGACAGGGGCTGAGATTGATGAGGCCTGGCAGCAGGCCAAGAGAAAGGCAGGGCTGGGGGCCTATCCCAGCCATCAGAGTGGGGCAGAGCCCCAGAAAGGTGAGAGAGGATCATGAGTGAGCAGAGCTTTGAGGTGGTGACTTTGAGAGAGAAAGCCAGGGGGTGTGGCTTTCGCAGGGCAGGCCCCAGAGGTGTGGGGATCTACATGATGGGCCCAGGGGGCACAAGTGCTTGTGAGAGGCTGCCCATGCCTCTCACAGTGTGCCCATGCTGTGGGCAGGGCATCAAGTTTGCCAGGGCTTTCACTTGGATTGAGCCAGGCAAGCTCTTTGCCCCTCACATTGAGCCAGTGTGCATCAAGCTGGGGCCCAGGGATGAGGCTGCTGATCAGGCCCTCTGGGGCAAGTATGCTGATCACAATCACAATCTGTGCCCCATGTGCAATGCTGAGCAGATTGCTGGGGATAGGGCTGGCCTCTTGTGGATTGGGGGCAAGAATTATACCCCAGAGGCTTTCAAAAGAGAGGCAGCAATGATGGGCATCAGTAGACGATTGCCCAACATCCCCAGGGGCTTTGAGGTGGGCAAGCATATCATATACTTGGCCCACAAGCAGGCTTGCTGGCCAGAGGGCTGGCCTCACTGTGCCCCTGATGCCAAGAGCAGGCCTGGCATCTTTTATGCTTTCAGGCCCAGCCATGTGGATCTTGTGATTGATGATCCTGATGAGATCCCAGAGACAGCACTCAGGCTCAAAGAGAGGCTTGGGGATGTGGCCAGGCTTGTGAAAGTGATCCCAGATCAAGAGCAGCAGGCTGAGCTCTTTGGGGCTGGGTGAGCAATCGGTGGGGGCAGGGCTCAGGCTCTGCCCCCAGAGAGGATGGGTGTGATGAGCAAGGTGGTGGGCTTTGTGCTCAGGGATCCTTTGGGCAGGCAGCCAGAGCAGCCAGTGCCAGAGAGCCTGAGCTTGAGGGCCAGGCTGGCTGATGGCACAATCATAGATATGGGCATGGTGAGGGATGGCACAGCCATTGAGGTGAGGCTGCTGCCTGGCAGTGGCCAGTATATTGGCTTTGTGGATCTGGCCATCTTTCCACAGGTGAGCAATGTGGTGCTGATCAAGGCTGTGCCCACAGAGCTTGAGAAAGGTGCAAAGGTGAGGCAATGAGTGAGAAAAGCATGGTGATGGGGGATCCTGGCACAGCCCAGCCCATTGGGCTGGGGGTGGTGGCCCAGAGGCCCAATTTTGTGGATGGGGATGAGCAAGGCTGGGATGGGCTCAGAGAGGCATTGGCTGGGCTCAAAGAGAGCATTGAGCTCAGGCCAGTGCCCATGGCCCCAGCAAAGAGATCAAGGGGCTGGGCTGGGTGGCAAAGTGGCGACAGCAGCATGATCCTGCTTGAGAGGATCTTTGGGGGCTGGCTGATCCTCTTGTGGAAAGGCCACAGCACATGGATCACAGGCCTCACCAATGATGAGCTTGAGAGGCTCATCACTGAGGGCCCAGATCCTGAGCTCATGGCCTCTGTGGCCACAGAGGATGAGGCCAGGGCCAAGCAGGGCTTTGAGTTTGGGCCTTGCCCATTTTGCAGACGTAACACAGCCAGGGGCAAGAGCAGGATGATCAAGGGCACTCTCTGCCATTGGGTTGAGTGTGAGCACTGTGGGGCCATTGGGCCAGCCAGCAGGGATGAGAGAGCAGCCCTTGAGCAGTGGAATTGTGCATATAGGCCAAAGCTCTCAATGCTCAATCTGATGGCCTCTGTGGCTGTGAAAGGTGAGGGGGATGGCCAAGATCACTGAGTATCTGAGAGAGAGAGTGCTTGAGAGCCTGAGAGAGCAGGTGGCTGAGGGATGGCAGCCCCTTGAGGGGGCCCCCAATCCCATGCCAGAGCCTTGCCCTTTCTGCCAGAGGCCTGATGTGATAGTGGTGGCCAGGCCTCTCAATTATGATGAGCATGCCACTG